GCAGTTTCTTCTCTTTAGTTTAAAGGATAGAGGTGAGAGTATGTGCTAGATGTTAAAGTTGACAGCATAGATTTTCAGGAGCTTAGAATCATTGATGAAAACGGAGAGTATATCATGTTCGACATGCGAGAAGAGTTAAAGGTGAATGAAGCCAACCTTCTCCAAGAAATGTTACATCAACCTTCGAAGTACATCTATTGGTCTTCTATTCTTGAAAAAATCAAATTCTTCCAAGAGAAGACAGAAATGCAGTTAGAGCTTGTTGTTGCAAAGTTTGATTCCGAAGCACGAGAGGAAATCAAGAAGAACGGGGACAAGCCTACAAAGGATAGCGTAGATGCTTACATAAAACAAAAGCAAGAATACGTAACTGCAAGAGAGCAATGTCACTATTACGAGTACATTGCAGGAAGACTTGCACGGATCGTAAAAGCATTTGAACAACGTAAAGATATGTTACAGTCTTATGGTAAGCAAATTGCCGAGGATAAAACATATGGAGCAGGTGCAGGTTCTCGTATTGAGCAGACACAGTTTCCTGTACCAACACAACAAACGCAGTATTGGGGAGGTCATCAATAATGTTAGAAGGAATTAAAAAAGCGTTCACGGCTACTTCATATGAATCTGAGCAAGCACCTGTAGAAGTTAACCCAATTGACGATGCAGTAGCTGCTAAACTAGGTTATAAAGTAGCAGAAGGGCAATACAAAGAGTTACAGATTGATTTAGAGACTGGTGACGTATTCGTACTTGACGAATTACTTGTCGCTACACCACCTGAGTTCTCAAAGGATATTTTCCTAGTAAACTTAATGGCAGACTATGCGAACGCTAACGGAATACAACTTCCGAAGTGGACGAATGAACCATTAAAGATTGCAAAAGCCGTAGCAGATTGGGAACCACAAAATTAAAAAAAAATAGTCTCTAACTCATAAAAAATGATAGACATATGATATAATATATGTTAGACTGTTTATAGAGTTAAAAATTAAGAGATAACTAGGAGGAATTAATAGTATGTCATTTGCTGATATCATTAACCAAGAACACAAGAACTTAGAACAAAATAGCGGTAACGACAAAGTTGAGTACCCGAAAACGAAACAGAAGCGTTTATTCTTTGAACAGAACCAACGTGAGGTAATTATCCAAGTGTTACCTGATGCTGCTATGGTAGGTCACTTCTTCGTTCCGATCCGTAAAGTATACTTAACTGCTAAAAGCTCTAGTGGTAAAGATGTTAACTCTAACTTCGTGTTAGACGCTGATCCTAACCCAGGTTCATTGTTAGAGCAAAAGATTACTGAGTGGGCAGGATTGGGTATTATCCCTAACGGTTACGGTGGACAAGCATCACCAAGACGTACATACCTAGTAAACGCAGTACGCATCATTCAAGACCCTGTATCACAACAATGGGTACAAGAACGAGATGCAAATGGTCAGTTAGCAACACGAGTATTCGAAATGACACAATCTGCTTTCGCTAACTATGCAGAGAAGTTAAAAAATCCGTTATTAAACACGACAGGTTCAGGAATGTCATTCATGGACATTAACCGTCCAAACCCAATCCAAATTACTAAGCCTGAGAGAAACAGTAACTCTAAGGAGTACAAGGTAGATGTGTACAGTAGCATCGTCTTACCTCCATTAGGTGCAGGTTGGGAAAATACATTAGAGGACTTACAAGCACAAGCAGTTCCTACAGAGCGCTTAGTTAATGGTGATAAATGGGTACAAGCTTTCATCGACATGAAAGAAGGTCGTAAGCCAAACCAAGGTAATGCAGGAGCACAACCAACTGCACCACAACCTACATCTAATCCATTCGGATCGTTCCCTGGTCAAACTGGACAACCAGTAGCGCCACAACAACCAATGGGACAACCTGTAGGGCAACCGATGGGACAACCTGCTCCAATGCCAGGGTATCCTGCACAACCAACGGCTCCAATGCCTACATACCAACCACAGGGACAACCAGCGCCAATGCCTAGTTACACGGCACCTGCACCCCAACCTGTAGCACCTGTACAACCAGTGATTACAATGCCTACGGGAATGGATGCAGGAGCAGGAGAACCTGACCCATTCAATATCGGTGTAGAAACTGACTTATCTCAGAATAACGGACTTGGAGCACAGCCTACTCAACCAGTAGCGCCAACGGCACCAACGACACCTGCACCTACATATACGGCACCTGCAACACCTGCACCAACTGGTGAGCCAACGATTCCTGCACCATCACACGCAACTGGTGGAATGCCTAACATCGAAGACTTGTTAAAGACTGAGTTAGGTGCTCAGTAATACAGTAAAAGAATAGTAGATTCCAAGTTACCTAGCCATCCTGTGGCTAGGTTGACTTAGGTTATATAATCATTATTGACTAGGGGGCAACAACAAATGGAAGAAGTTAAAATGACAAAAGAAATGGTAAAGGTAGAACACGATTTATTAACAGAACGAGTTACAAAGGTATATCGTGAAAAGGAATCAAGTTTCCACGCACCACACTTATTCACTGTAACATCTGCTGAGGACGACAAAACATTAGCAGTTATCCACTTCCAAGAGGGCGCATTAAACGTTGCAGGAGTTAACGGAGTAATGAATGAAGACTTACTAGTTATGATCCTAACTCGATTACAAGGCTTCCAAAATAGTGAGTTTGCTTGTAAAGAGAATGCAATGGCAATTACGAAGATTGAAGAAGCGTTACTATGGTTACGTAAACGTACAATGGGACGAGAGAAACGTGGCGTACTAGGAACACACACGAAGTAGTTACAGCCTTCAATACATAACGGTTAAAGAATTACATATACATATTAGGAGGAAATATACATATGGCAAAAGCAAAAACAAAGAAAGCACCTGCAAGCGTGGATTTAGACTTATCGGCTTTAAATTTAAGTGGCGGCCTAGTCTTACTGAGAGATTCAGATTATGCGAAGGTATTTGACAGACTTCCTCTATTCTTACCGAAGATTGATAAAATCCTAGGTGGCGGCCTACCGTTCGGACGAATGATTGAGGTTGCAGGAGTACCATCGGGTGGTAAATCAACTTTCACTCACCACGTAATGCGTGTAGCGACTGCTCTAGGTTGCATTTGCGTATTGATTGACGTAGAGGGTACGTCAGATAATGAACGTTTATCTTCGCTAGGTATTGACACAAGTAAAGTATTAGTGAAGCAACCTGATCCTGATAAAGGTACTGCACTAACGGTTGAAGAGGTTGGACAGACAGTAGAAGAAACGTTAAAACTATTCGGAGAGAAATATCCTCACGTACCTGTAGTGTACGTATGGGACTCTGTAGGTTCTACACCTTCTATGGTAGAGTTAGAGAAAGACTTTGGTGAACAGAACGTTGGGGCTAGAGCTAAGGCTATCACACAGTTCGTAACAAAGGTTACACCAATGGTATCTCAATCTAAATCACTGTTTATCGGTATCAACCAAGTACGTGACGATATCGGTGGAAATCCAATGTTCAAAACATACAAGGTTCCAGGTGGTAAAGCATGGGAGCACGCTGCTACACTTCGATTAGAGATTAAAAAGAAATCTTCTATCTTCAAAGGATCAGGAGCTAACAAGGAACGTCTAGGACATATCATGGGTGTTAAAACTCAGAAGTCTAAAGTATCTCGACCATTCCAAGAAGCAGACGGGACGTTACTAGCAGATACAGGTATCGACTACGAGTACAACCTAGCTAAAATGGCAGAGGATGTGAAAGTCCTAGGTACAACTGGTCAAAGCTATGAGTACATTGATGCTTTAGGAGTTAACTACAAACAGAAGAAAGAGAACTTCATCGAGTGGTTACGTGACGAAGGTAGTCATGTCCGCCAAGAACTACTAAACAAGTTGATTCAAGTAGAGTTCCCTGAAGGGTACACTGCATTGAAGAATGAAACATTAGATATCTCAGGTTGGATTGACCAAGTAGTTCCAGTGGTATCTCCTGAATTTTCGCAATCTTCCGATAATTCAGACAATATCGAGGACTTACTAGCAAAAGAAGCAGAAGACATTTTAAAAGGTTAGGGGGGATTTCCCTCTAACCGTATTATTATAAGGAGGGTTTAGCTTGTATAAGGACACATATGGAGACGTAGTAGCGAACACATTGCAACACTATAGAGAGAGAACACAAAGTAACGATACTGTATCACCGACACCGTACAAAGATATTAAAGGTATGTTACAGAAGACGATGGAAGAAGGAAAACGTGTATTACTGGATATCAAAGATTCCTACAATACACAAACTGTAGTTGTCCGTTTTGAGAAGGTCTACGATAGATGGGCAATGGGGACTGCGACTTGTTATTTTGAAGGTGAAGAAGTGAAAGTCCCATACACGATCCACTATTCCGACATCCTATGCAAGCATATAAACATCAAGGTGATTATAGAGGGGGCTAATCCTTTTGCCTAGAAATGTCGAGAAAGAGCAAGAACAAATTTGGAACGGTAATCGGTTTATGGTAAGTACAGAAGAGACAACAGGAGTATTTATACGAGACGTAGATAAATTGTTCCATCAATACAGAAACTTACGAATGAGTGTCTATAACACGTACAAGGGTTATCTATCTGCCGACCCTGTAACACAAGACGAACTTCGTAGCTACATTGATGAACAATTTATACGTCTTGTCAAGGAGTATGACATTGGTTCGGATGTGGATTTTCCTGGATACATCAAGATTAAGTTACACTCTAGAGTAAAGAACTCATTCATCAAATCAGTATTCCGAGATAAACAACGAGTATTTGTAACAAAGAACTCGTTTGACGTGTCTAACCTCATCGAGCAGAACCCTTGTAACGATGAGGAGCTAGACTACTATGTTGTACTTGAATACGCTATTGGAGGGTTTAACCTCACTCATATCGAAAAGGAAGTGTTATACTACTTACTACAAGAACTAACAGACCCTCAGATTGAAAGAGAGATTCGAGAACTACATCCAAGAGAGCGTTTAAGCTCTGCTACGATCCGTGAAATCATCAAGGATATGCAAGATATCCTAAAAACAAAGTTGCAAGAATCGTTAAAAAACTAAGTAGTTACTGTTATATTAATAGGAGAACTATTAAGTGAAAGGATGATAATAATGGAAGACAATAAACAACAAGTATTTGTGCCTGTAGAGGTGCCAAAGGTTGAGCCAATGATGATTGTGCGTTTACTTGTGTTCGTACTTGCATTAGTGAATGCAGTTGGAGCTATGTTCGGTTACGACTTGAACCTGTCAGTGGACCAGCAAAACGTGTATGATATCGTATCTGCATTGTTCTTACTGGGATCAGGATTCCACGTAGCATGGAAGAACAACAACATCTCGAAGACCTCTCGTGTGAAAGCACATGTCGGAGAGCAAGTAACAGTTGATACGAAAGGGGAACAGAAATAATGGCTAAATTAGCAGATGTACTAAAGCAAGCAACAGTAACTTTAAAAGTAGGTGACTACTTAGCAGCGTTCACTCGTCCTGAAGGTTACGTTCCTTCTATTAAAGGGACAACTTCACTTCACACTGGAAAATACCTATTCAAAATCGTAGGTGTTGGTACAGCAGAAGGTGACGGATCGTACAAGAAAATGAACATCGTACCTGTAGTACATAAAGCAGACCAAAAAGGATACGAAGACAAGTTAAAAAGTCCAATCGTAATCGTGGAACCGTTAAAAGTGACACACGCAACTGGCCGCAATGACAATGAGTACAAGGACGTTTACCACGGTAACTCGTTCCACACTCACACAGTGAAAGCAGGAGAAGAAGGACGTTCAGCGTTACTTGCATTCCTTGAGTTCACGAAAACTGAATATTCATTAACTGTGAATGACTTCATGGTTGGTGGAGAAGAACTTATCGCAGGTGCGTAAGGTGGAATACAAGAGGGAGCAGAGATGCTTCCTTTTTTTTTATGCAAAAAACTACTAAATTATGCTAGTTTTTTGTTGACTGTTACGAAACATGATGATAGAATGATAGTACAGTTGTTATACACTGTACATTTTTATAGGATACAAGGAGGGATTGAATGTTCAATAAACAAGACGGAGAGACCCCCACACGGTTGAAATTGTTCGTGTCGCCAACGTTCGAAGGTGTAACTAGTGTAGCAGTTATAGAGGAGATTTTACAAGACGATATAGTTCTCGAAACTGTATTCACAAACACACTGGATTTTAGGGAACACGAAAAATTTAAAGACGCAGACATGATACTTGTGTTAGGATTAGCATACCGAGGGTACACGCTGCCCACGGAATTTTTCATTAACGCAGACGTACCGTTTGTGGATTTCGTTCATATCAGTACATACGGAAATGCGATTGAAGGTAAACATATCATATCGTTCGTAGACGAACACACCGATCCAATTAAAGTGTTGTACAACATACTGACAAATATGTCAAGTTCCTTAAATTTATCAAAGTACGTGAAACTTACCGATAAAGCGATGTATATGGTAGAAGCAGTTAACTCCTACCGTACATGGACGTGGGAAGGTAACAACACGACACGTATGTTACTAGCGCTATATCACGCTAGTTATAAGCGTCTTCCTAAGCTCCTACACGGGCTTTCATTGCAGGAGGTAGTAAAAGCTAACGCACCTGTTATTAAAGGTCAGTTGGAGAAGCTAGAGGATTATATAGAGAGAAAGAGCCAACAGGTTCAATCACGTCAGGTTACAATTGACGGACAAGAATGCGTTATGAAACTTGTGTACGCAGAAGAATACATAAATGAGCTTGCGAACGATATCCTTCACCAAGAAGACATAGCGGTACCAGTTATCGTATGTGTAGGGAGAACCACAAAATCGAATGATATTTTTTCTGTACGGACTAAAGGGGTCAATGCAGGAAGAGTGGCAGAAGTGATTAATGGTGGGGGAGGTAAGGAGAACGTAGCTACATTCTTCTCCTCACTGGGGTATGCAACACTTATGGCAAATGCAACCGTAACCAGTATAAATAATGGTGCGTTGTAGATATCACAACTTAGTAGTGTGATATAATAAAATTCGGAGGGGATTTTTTACATGATTAAAGCAAAGGCATTCGAGAAATGGATGGACACAAGTGGTCTTGTTTCCGATCCTGAATTTGGTAAACTTACTGACTTGCTTAGTAAACTACCAGTTGTTGATACAGGAAGCAGTGGAGGACTAATCTTCGCATCCGAGACAACGGTATATGCGACAGCAGACGAGCAGTACTTACGATTAACATACCAAGTACGAACACCTAAAACACCGATAGGGATAAAATACACTTACTACTTTGGTCAAGCCTAATAATTACATGGAGTGAGTAATTTTGGCTAAAGAGAAATTAACGGTTCAAGAACAAGAATTAATTAAACAAGAGACAGGCGCATATGTGGTAGTTATGGGTTACTTAAAACGAGAACGTGGACAAGTAGCCCCGTCTGTTTTCAACAAGATTATTGTCGAACTGGGTTATGATAAAGTAAAGAAGAACGATTTAATTGCAGTAGCACAAAAGATTGAGAAGAATGACGTGTTAGCAAGTCTGTATAAGAAGTCTTACTTAGGTGAGATTACAATAGATGATATTCCACACGCTTACGAAGAGGAGTCGGAAGTGAAAGAGGAAAACATATTCTCCTATGTAACGAACTACTTAATGGACAAAGAGGACAACACTGCTAAACTACGAGAATACAGAAAATTACAAAAAGACGGAACTCTTATGGCTCTACTAATGAAAGACTTGAAGAAGCATTTAGTAGAGGAGTTAAAAGGTCTACCTCGTGCGAAGTACTTAACGTCAACACCGTACACACCTGTAAAAGGGGATAAGACGTTAATCCTAGCACTATCAGACTGGCATGTAGGATTTATCAGTCACGATATGCACACAGGAGACTACAATTTCGAAAGACTGCAAACGTCTATTCAAGAGATTGTATCGTACACGATCCGTACAGTGCAAGAGAGAGACATTAAAGAAGTTCACGTGCTGTTCTTAGGAGATTTAGTAGAAAACTTTGCAATGCGTTCTACACAGTCATTCGATTTAGAGTTTACCTTCGCAGAACAAATCGCAAAAGGGCAACAGTTACTAATAGATGTACTACTTACTCTTTCTAAATTTGTTCCAGTTACATTCAGTATGGTAGCAGGGAACCATGACCGATTCGAGACTGACAAGAAAACTGCTATCTTTAACAACTCTGTGGCATACACTGTATTAGAGAACCTAATCATGTTACAAGAGAAGATGGGGCAGCTTCCTAACGTTACGATTACGGACAATCGAAAAGACGTGTACCGATTCGATGTAGATATCGCAGGTCAAGGTATCGCAGGTGCTCACGGAGACCACTTAGCAAAGTCTAGTGAAAAGATTCCTGCATTCATGACGCATGGTAGAAAAGTAGATATCCTGTTTACAGGACACTTACATAACTTTAGAATTGCACAGGAGAGCTTTACACGATTACATCTTCAAGTAGGCTCTACTATTGGAGAAAACTCATACTCTCGTCAAGGTAACTATCCGACAACAACACCGTCACAACAAATTGTTATTTTGACTGAAGGTTCTAAAATACCTGAACTGATCCCGTTGTGGTTAGGTACAGACGGAAAGTTACTATAGGGAGGAAAAGAAAATGACTGCATATGAGATTGTATTAGTTACACTGTACATGGTGGTAGCTGTAACATTCGTTACGAATAACATTCAGCTATATAAAGAGTCTGCTAGACTGAAAGAGATGGGACAAACCCCTCTAACGGGTCGCAACCTATCCGTAGTGATTGTGGCATTCGTTGCCGAGATGTTGACCGTAGCAGGAATTATGTGGTGCTTCCAAGCGCTAGATACCCCTGTAAACTCTTGGACTGTATCCTGTATGTTTATTGTAGGTTACTTACTACGTAACGTAGGCTCCTACTCTTCTGCGTGGTTACTGTGGACTGTATTCGTTCGGATCGACAAAGGCAAAATGAAACACGAAGTGGAAAAAGAAGTTAGTGGTGGGAAGGCTCTGTAATAGAGTCTTTCTTTTTTTTTATTTTTTTTTATAAATGTTGTTGACTTTAGGAAAACATGTATGGTAAATTAAGTACAAGAGATAACGAACAACATATCGAGGAGGAAACGAAATGAGCTTATCAAAAGCAGAATTAATCAAAATGTTACAAGAGGATAAATCACCAATGGGTATACCAGTTCAGGTATGTCTAGCTTGCACAAACAATGATGAGAATGTGATTAGCTTATCAGTTACACATATCGGATATAGCAAAGATTTCGGATGTTTGTTTATCGAAGGTACTTACGAGGAGGATGAATTTTAAAATGAAACGATGGATATATGAAGTAACGTATACAATGAAAACTTGCCCAATGCTAACGCTTAGATTGGATGACTTGTACGAAGACAGGAGCATAGCAGAGTTCGAAGCAGAAAAGTTAAAGAGAGAACTAGAAGGAGAGTACGCAGTAATTGATGTACGACCTAGAAAGTTGGTGCTACGATGATTCTACACCTACAATTGTGGTGGGCCGCAGATGGAACAGAAGATTACGGGCAAGCAATTCGGTGGCTCTATCTTTACGGTGTTATAAGTGAAGCACGAATGAAAAAATTAGATAGTAGAAACTATAAGAAGTGGAATAAGCGCAATAGTAAATCGTTCGATGACTATTTAAAAGTAGCGAGAGTATAAACTATAATAAAGGGAGATGTTTTACATGAAATTAGATTACGGATCAGGAAGACAACCAAAGCAAGGATTCAAGTCATCGGACTTTATCGGTACACCGTGTTACGACTTCTACATCAAGGATTACAGAGTACTAGACTTAGCAGATAATACGTGCGATGTTATTCATTGCCGTAACGTGATTCACCACATTCCAAAGGAAGACTTACCGATCCTATTCGGAGAGTTCAAGCGTTTATTAAAGCCAGGTGGACAATTAATCATCTCAGAGCCACGAGAAGAGTTCCACGAACAAAACTTATTGCTGGACCTTATTTGGTACCGTTGGGTGAACTACGATACAAACATTATGATTCCTTACGAGTATGTAAACTATAAGAAGTATCTAACGGACTTCACGCTGCTTGATACAGTGGATGAGTATAACAACGAGATTCTTACATACGTAGTAAATAAACCAGTACAAAAAATTACACGTAGAACAGGAGTGTTAGTATGGTCATCGAACTCAAAACGATCTCTTATTACGAACTAGAAGATATCATGAACGAAATGGAAGCAAGAGGGTTTATGTCTAAGCGTAAGTTTTGGCAGGACTATGCAACTGAATTTGGTGTTAACCGAGGTGCGATAGCGTGGTTTGGTTTCGACTACTACGAGTACACGGATAAAGCAGAGATATACGATATATACTTTGCAGAAGTTAAACGTATGTTAGGATTACCTGAGAAGACTAGTGGTATTATAGTTAAAACGGATTGGTAGAAAATAATTTTAATAAAGTTGTTGACTTATAGAAAACAACATGGTAAATTAAGTACATGAGATATCAAACAAATTATCGAAGGAGATGTTAATTATGAATACAACAACATTAAATACGGATCAGTTACAAGTGGTATGGGAGCAACTAGACGGAGCGTGTGAAGCTCTAGAACGTTTACAGGAGAATGGTATTAGCACAGGAATGGTAGACTTCTCTTCCGTAGTAGCGTTAAAGAATGAAGTAGAAGAGTTAATGCAAAAACAAGGTAAGGCACTTTCATTTAAAGACATCGTAGAAACAAATAAAATCCCGTTCAACTTAGAAGCAGTAAAGCGTGAGCTAAGGGAAGTAATAGACGGGAAGTTCATGGTACGGCAGTACAAAGGGTACAGAGGGTTAGATAGACAAGGAATCCATACTTACTATGTTTACTTCGATACTCCGACACCTCGAAACAAAGACGGTATAACGGTAACATTGGAAGCACTTGGTTTAGAACCAACGAAAATGCGTGTTACTAGTGGATCGTACGGATATATAATCTCATTTAAAGTGAAAGAGGAGGGCAAGTAAGATGATTAACAGAGAAAAAATTGCAGTTGCCGCAAAATTACTAGAGCTAGTTGTGAACCACAAAGATACGCAAAGCGTGGAAGGTCATATAGAGATGTTTGAGAATTGCAGAGAGCAGGGTTATAGAATCTGCTTACACACGTTTGGTGGGGATAGAGTAAAAACAATCGCATTCAGTGAGCACCGTAGTAGCGATGATATTGTAGTGTATCACAGTATGGATCATGAGGAGTACGCATTCGGATACTCTGAAAAGTTTTGGGAGAGTTCGAAGCACTTCAGATACAACGACTACGAAGGCGCTACTGAGTACATTATAGACTTACTTAACTACAGAGAAGGAGCAGAGGGCTAATATGGGTGATTTAGCAGATGACGCAGTAGAGTGGGCAATGAGAGAGTACTATGATTTTAGAGAAGCGAGGAAGGAGGAAGTGTATGCTTGGAAAGACCGAGCTACACGCCTCCTCTCTACTAAAGACGATGGACAAGTAGTAGAGGAAGTTGAGAAAGTGTTAAAGCGTGGTTCGTACAACAAAGAGTATCTAGACCAGCAACTATCAATGATAGCTTACTATATGATGTATAGAAGATTAACAGAGAAACAAAAGTGGGCAATGTGTTTGTTCGCTACAGAATACGAATAAAAAAGTTGTTGACTTAAAGACAACATCATGGTAAATTAGGTACATAAGATAATTACTAACATATCAGGAGGAATTAGAAATGGATAAATTCGGGAACCGCATGAAAGGTTATGAAAATGCTTATAGAATAAAGTTACCACAGAGAATGCCAGTAATCGTGCGTATTGATGGTAAGGCGTTCCACACTTATACAAAAGGTATGAACCGACCATTCGATTCAACACTAGCATACGCAATGTGGGAAACTTGTAAATACTTAGTGAAGAACGTTATGGGTTGTAAACTAGCATACACACAGTCTGACGAAATTAGTCTACTAATCACAAACTATGAAAAGCTAACAACTCAATCATGGTTCGATAATAACCTACAGAAGATCGTTTCAGTGGCCGCATCGCTCGCTACAGCGAAGTTTAACGAGGTTATGAGGGAAACATACCCTGAGAAGGAACTAGCTCTATTTGACGCTAGAGCGTGGGTCTTACCACAAGATGAGGTAAACAACTACTTCTTATGGAGACAACAGGACGCTACAAAGAATAGTATCTCAATGGTAGCACAAGCAAACTTCCCACACAAATCTCTGCAAGGTCTAAATGGAAGACAGTTACAGGATAAGTTAATGCTAGAAAGAGATGTTAACTGGAATGACTTACCTGTATGGCAGAAACGTGGAGTATGTATCGTAAAAGAAATCTACACAAAGAACGGAGCATTACGATCCCGTTGTGCAGTAGATGAGAGCACGCCAGTATTCTCACAAGATACGGATTATATTAATGGGTTAGTATACCCAACTAAGGAGGAGAAGTAAGATGGAAAAAGATACAATTTACGCATTTGTATTCACATTAAAAGGTGACGTAGTAGGAACGAAGTCTTGGTTCTATGACAGTGAGAAGGAAGCAGCGTTATCGGCTAAATCGGCAATGCCTACATACAAAGCAGATGAGGTATCTATCCATCGCTTTGACGAGGGAACAGGGGAGTTCTTAAAGAATAGTGTTGTTCGCCAACGAAACGATATCAAATGGAAAGAGGTATATAACGCTCAGAATATGTTCGGTAAGGCATTTCACTACTGCCAAGAGGTTGCTGAAAACGTAGGGTATAAGTATCTCTTATTCAATGGAGTAGTGTACAGTGTCAACGGGACACTTAATCAAGGACTTTGTGAAGAGAAAGATTTAATCGTCTAAGGAGGGACAAGCTATGAATCTATACCGACAAATTACTGCCCAAGAGTTACGAGATGAGATTTCCGTAATGTATAGTCACGCCTTGATACGAGACGAGAAAGACCAAGAGGAGGTACTGCACGCTATTAAAATGATGAGTCGTAGGGAAGCGAAGCAAGCGATCCGAAAGTACTTCAAAGGTGATGTCGGATGTGCTGTCTTCTATAACAGAATTAAGAAGCTTTACTTCGCTCTAGAATGGGTTCAATCAGGTACCCCAGTTTACACAGATTTAATGAGGGAGGATGATTAAAATGGGTTGGAGAAAGAAATTAGGTACAGGTGTTATAGTGGACGAGCAGGTGGACGAGTACTTAAAGGGTAACGGTTTCTACGAATCAACGTTAAATCCTCGATTCCTGAATGACTGGTCGTTTGTAGACCACATTAAGGAACACGGAGCACCTTGCTTACGACTAGATACTACGGATCGTGACCGTGGTAATCCTGAATACACTCTACGTGTATTCGTAGCAGCCAATGAGCTATATATGGAAGTACAAACAAGTTGGGGTAGCCTTGACAGGTCGTATCATGTTCATGCACAATATGGTATTACGATGGATAATATTGACGAGCTTATGGACGAATTAATTGATTACTAGGAGGAGATAACATGCACAAGAGTAAACTGAATATCTCGGACACATTGCGATCCGAGATTAAACAACAAGAAACTACAACACGAAAACTAGCGTCTGACGTTGGGTTACACCAACCACAGATCAGTAAGGTACTAACAGGTACCAACTACCAAATTGATACGCTCATCAAAGTGCTAGACGGGTTAGGACTAGAGATACAATTAACTAAGAAGGGTGGAGAATAAAATGAAGAAGAAACTAATTGCAGGTTTGATGTCTATTATGGCAGTGATAGGTTTAGCAGGTTGTAGTACAGAAGCAGATGTAGTTTCAGAAAATTTATCTAAGTCAGCAGATTCGTTTGAGGTTCAACGAAGAGTAGTGTTCTTCAATGGTATAACGGATAAGTACCTTTTAAGTATTGAGGGACTATGCGCTTTAGATGCTGGTGACGGGAAAAAGATAACTGTAACTTGTAAGACTGGTGATGGTAAGTATAAGAAGCACTACCTTGGATTAAGTGACAATGTAAGTTACTTTATCGAACAAACAGACGCTAAGTACGAAGATGCGTACCATTACAAAGTACTGTTTAGACCTGAAGAGATTATTCCTGATATCAAGTTACAGACAAGCAACAAATAAACTACTTTTATAAGAAGGAGGAATTAGGATGAGTGGAGGAAGTTTCAATTACTTATGTTATAAACAAATACATGAACTGTTTGACGAGGAGAATTTAGTAGAGTTAGAGAATATGGCAACTAGTCTGATTGAGTTAGGTCATAAAGATGCGGCCCGAGAATTACTAAACATGAAATATACGATCGAGCAGTCTTTAGTACGTGTAGAGACTATGAAAGGTAGATTACATGATGTTATGCACGCAGTCGAGTGGCATGTTAGTGGAGATAGAAGTAAGGAAGCAGTCGCAGAAGCCGTAAAACAGTATAGAGGTGAATAAGATGGATTACACAAATAACTTCAGTAAATTGGTTAGGCACATCGAGAAAAAGTTGATGGATGGTTATGAGTCCATTGATATCTACGAAGAGTTAGAGAAAGAAGGAGACTGGGCACCCGATAGTCTCCACGATGCTTACTATATCGCTAAGAAAAATTTAGAGTAGATTTATGAATTTAAATAGTTACAGATGATACTTTATATTGTATAATAGAGGAGGAATACAAGTTAGAGAGGGGTTACAGTATGAATCCATTCGAGAATGGAGATTTAATTAAGATTTCAGCAAGTGATTTAACGTACCGTAAGCAGGGAGTTCTCTACGTAGAGAAACGTCCCTACTACATAGTAGAACTGATTAAGGAGCCTGACACGGCGCTGTATGCAGTTGTATACGCAGTAGAGCCAGGTACAGAGAAGAAGCCGAAGAAACGAGCTACACCCATTATCAACAACGCAAACCGATTCAGTGGAGAAACAAGATTGGGGCAGATTGCAAACATGATGTTCCCCGTAAAGAAGACCACAGGATGGAAAGAGAATCCACCACTATTCGTATCACCTGTACTTAGCGGCCGAGTGGCTACACTAACAGGAGTGAACGAAGACGGATTCTTTGAACGTACACCTGATAGATGGACTTCCGTTGCAGGTACGAAGAAGTTAGAGCATGGTAAACCGACAGGAGTATTCATTGGGCTATCGACAATTGAGTGGGATACAATTACACATATCCCTGTAGACTCACTTGTACAAGCTATGATCCGTAATAAGCAAACGAGTGAATTCTTCGATTTATCTTAATAGTTTACTAGGAGGGAAAGTTATGAACAGAGCAGAGCAATTAGCATTAGAGATTGAACGTAAGCAAAGGGAGTTAGCAAAACTACTGAAGGAAGAGGAAGATAGAAAGAAACCGATTCCTTTTGATCCTGAAGGTACATGGAAAGTAACTACTGAAGGTGACTGTGAAGGGCGCAGTACTAAGCAGCTAGGTACATATGAAGGGCATATCTTAGATGTAGTGCGCCAATTGGCAGGACAAGCTTACTACCAGTTAACGTTCGAACGTGTACAAGCTCAGAGAGCTACAAAGCTTACTAAAGGATCAAAACGATGTGTACAGTTCCATGTTACAGCAGGAGATAGAGAAACACGAGAGAAGTTACCTTCAGGAGATAGCAACGCACAGTTCAGAGCATTAGCGCAACATCTGAGAGATGGGGAGTCACTTAAAGAAGGTAATTACTATAACGCAGTAGAATTAACTTGGGAGGTAAAATAATATGAATAAAACAACAGACTTTGTGCTTAAATGGTTCCTACCAATATGTATAATCATTATCGGGTTATCAGGTGCAGGGCAGATAGTGTACGGTTCCGTGACTGTAGGTTTAATTCAAGTATTCACAGGGTTCTATGTCGCAACTATGATTACACCTATGAAAATGGAACGAATGGTTAAGCGTTATGCTATTTGGTTAGGGATACTAACTGTAGGTATGATTGTTTGTCTTATAACTTTACTATTCTTAGGGAACTACTTTGGAGCGCTCAGTACCGCATTAGTTACTATTGCAGGAGCTTTCAATATCTACGTTCTACATTTCAAACATGGTAAGGAGGAGCAGGAATGATTATACATAAACAGGAACTGAAAGAGACCATCAAGGTATTCCATAACAGTCGTGAAGAGATGCAGAAGAACTTAGTTAAGTTAAAGTTAGACGGTTGGTCAGGAAATACTCGTGTCAGTGTTGTAGGTTTGGTTTTAGTTCGACAAGAGTTAAGCAACATGGACATTGAGTGGTTAAACGAGAACCACCCTGATTTAACGATACATGAGCCTGAAACGGATAACTTCCTATATAGCCAACCGTACGTATTCTACACAGAACACGAGAAAATTATCAAGGAGGAACATAAAAATGTTAGATAAATTCGGAGGTATTTTTCAAATTACTGCTACTTTTCTTTTAGGATGCACAATCACATTTAATTTATGTGTAGGAGCACCTGTACTTGGATGGGTATACATTGTCTTTGTAGTCAGTTTCATTTGGATGCTAGTAGGTAATCCAACGTTCACAGAGAGGTTCCCATACTTTAAAAACTTACTGAAACGTAAGGGGGAATAAACTTGGGGAGATGGAAAGATAGAGTTTGGTTCCATAAGTCTAAGGAGACGACAGGTATTCGTTGCTGGTTACACTGGGGAGAAGCAGTATGGCACTACGAAGGATATACCTTTAAGAACGCAAACAAGTTAGGTATTAGTATGGACGTAGGTGGCGATGAAAATGATATCTCCCTCGGTGTCGGTATTAAAGGACTATTCACAATGTACTTTGGTGTTGACGGATTACTACCTCGTAAGTGGAAGTACAAACATCTACCTGATACTCGTAACTACGGTATTAGTGCGTTTGATGACTACATAAGCATCGAGTTCCACCGAGACGACTACGGTTATGGTAAAGGGTGGAGAGGGTTCCACAAGATGATTAACTGGAAAGACATCCTCTTTGGTAAAGCTAAGTACACAGAAGAAGAAATACATACAATGCGAGGGTACGTTAGAATGCCTGAAGGTGACTATGCGGCCACGATCCGAGCTTACAACGCCACATGGACTCGTAAACGCTTTGTAGACCCTATGACCATCACTCGTTACGAGATTACACCTGATACACCTATCCCTGAACCAGGTAAAGGGGAGAACGGTTGGGATCAAGAGGACGATGCTACATTCTGTACGACTATCAGAGCAGATAGTGTATCCGATGCACTATTCCGTATGGCACAAAGTATTATGCGTACACGGGAAAACAGAGAAGGTAAGAACTGGGTACCTGACGCAGGATTCTCGGACAAGCTAAACCAACCATTGTAAAAAGGAGAGAATGCTATAACAGGCATTCTCTTTTCGTTAGAGAGGGGATACATAATGAAACGATTTTATGAACAAGATATAAAAGACCTTATCCTAGAGAAGCAACATCTATTCGTGTCGAATACAGACTCATCTACAGTTGTATTCGAGAAAGGGATTGTAATTGGTTCTACGATTGCAGACTGTTTGATATTCTCACGAGAGAAAGGTATAATCGGTATAGAGATTAAAACAGAGAGGGATTCAACACGTAGGTTAAATAGTCAGTTAAAGAACTATAGTCTTGTATGTGATTGGGTTTATGTTATGTGCCATGATAACCATGTAGAGAAGGTGGAAGATATTCTAACTAAAAATGGTTATCATCATGTAGGTATCCTAGCATATACTGAGTTTAGAGGGGTAGCAATTCTAGGTGAGTATAGAACTCCTAAGCGATCCCCATACAAGAAAGTAAGTGTAGCGTATCAGATGCTATGGAAAGAAGAGATTAACAATATCCTCGGGAGCTTTAAAAGACAGGTGAAGACGTTAGAAGAGTTTGGAATGAAAGTGGATACAGCCGAGAGTAGGTCAGGAGGATTGAACGGTCTCTATGTACAGTCAAATGCTTCTAAGAAGTATCTAAAGAAGTCTGATATGATTAACATGATTATAGGAAGACTTGGTGAGACACAAGCAAATACATTGCTCTGTAACATCTTTATATCAGGTAAAATGCACCCCGATAAACAATTGTCCTTCCACCACTTCAAAAGAAAAGATATATGATACAATAGAGAGGAGAATAAACGTAAAGGGGAATTGTTATGGCAAAGAAAATTGAAGCGGTAGAACGAGTAGGTACAGTAGGGGTAAATAGTCACGGGTCACGGATGGTAGTAGTATGGTACGAGAACAGTAAGAAAGTTATCGTACAGTTTGAGCAAGGTAACGTTGTACAAACTAGTTGGCAGCTGTTCATCAAAGGATCAGTAAAGAATCCGTACGACAAAACACTTCTTGGTGTAGGATACATGGGGTTAGGCCGCTATAGCTCTAAGACGGAGGATGGAGAAGATAACCCCATCTATTACACTTGGCTTCGTATGATGAGACGTTGTTACGATGAGAATACACACAAAAGACAACCTGCGTATATTAACTGTATAGTTGATCCTGATTGGCACAACTTCCAAAACTTTGCAAAGTGGTACGAGGAAAACTATTATGAGGTTGACGGAGAGACTATGTGCCTTGACAAAGATATACGTATTAAAGGTAATAAAGTATACTCACCTGATACATGTATCTTTGCTCCGACTCTCATTAATAACCTGTTTATAACAAACGATAGTAGAAGAGGGGAGCTACCTGTAGGAGTCGTATACGATAAGAAACACGACAAATACATAGCGCAATATAGAACTCCTCAAGGTAAACATTGGATAGGAAGATTCAAAACGGCAGAAGAAGCTTTCCTTGCTTATAAAGAGTTTAAGGAAGTTTATATAAAGAAGGTTGCAGAGGAATATAAGGGTAAAATACCACATACACTCTACAATATAATGATGACGTACAAGATAGAGATGACTGACTAACTTTCCATCATTTTAGAAAAAAGTAAGAAAAAAGTGGAAATAGACTTCTAAAAGTATGTATGATATCATAAAGATAGGAGTATACTATAACTACAAAGTTATCGGATATACTCCTTTCCTCCTTACATCGGAGGTTGGAGTAGAGACAGGAGACAACTAAATCTAAGGAGGAATTTATAATGACAGTTAAACAGTTAAGCTTAGTAAAATATGCAGGTGAATATTTTTGCACATTGGCAGACTATACGGAAACAAGAAGCACAGAGGGTTACTCAGATAGCGCATCGGTAAAATCAGCAGTTAGAACATTCGTAGTGAAATCAGATGCAACAAAATATATCTCTTTTAGAGGGGAAGCACAATTAAAGAATATCATCCAAGAGAATAAAGATAACCCTCACTTCCACGAAGAAGACTTCCGAGGGACTAGAATGGGTATCATCGCTTGGGATATGTTAGAGCCTTTAAATAACCGTTTCAAAGAGAATAAAGAATATAAAAAAGCATTTGCTCAGTTCATGAAAGAAGCTAATGATTATATAGAAGGACAACAAAGTAAAGAATCTTCAGATGCTAATGAAACTAACGACCCTACAGAGAGTCGTGCTATAGTAATACGTACATTACGATCCGAGTTAAACCGAGTTGATAAAGAGATAGAAGTTCGTCAAATAAATAGAGAAAAGATTCTTCAGGCTATTAACGCATTGGAGAGTTTAGAAGTCGAATAAAAGTAAAAGATTATGGTATAATTGAATAGTTACAGAATAGGGTTGCATTTTATGGTGCAACCCTTTATTATATTACTTATAGAGGGAGTTAAAGGAGGGTTACAGTGGTAGCTAAAAAAGGATTGAAGGACGAGAAGGTTGGCGTTAAAGTAGTTAGTACAGAAGGTTATACAATGGAGTGCGTTGACTACAATTCGTATACTGATATCACCGTTCGATTTGAAGATGGTCACGAAGTTAAATCTACTTGGCATAACTTCACGAAAGGAAGTATCAAGAACGTATATCACAAGTCTGTATATGGTGTTGGTTACATAGGTGAAGGTGACTACTCTTCAAAAGGTTACAGGACTCCGAAGTTTCCTATGTATCGGTCTTGGATATCTATGATGCGAAGATGTTACAGTGATACAGATAATCCTAGAGATAGAGCATATAAACAATGTAGCGTTAACTCTATATGGCATAATTTTCAGAACTTCTGTCTATGGTATGAGTATAATTACTATGAGATAGAAGGAGAGACTATGTGTCTCGATAAAGATATACTGGTTAAAGGTAACAAAACATATGCACCGAAGACTGCTGTGTTTGTTCCTGAGTCAATTAACAAACTGTTCCTAACACGTAAGGACAAGAGAGGTCACTTACCTATAGGTGTGTACGAGAGACCAAATGGAAAGTTTGGAGCTTACCTGAGTAAGGGTGATAAGAGAGTACATCTAGGGTATTTCGGTATACCTCATGAAGCTTTCCTAGCCTACAAAGAAGCGAAGGAACAGCACATAAAGGAAGTAGCAGAAAAGTACAAGCACCATATTCCTATCAAGTTATATGACGCATTACTACGTTATGAGGTAGAGATGGATGACTAGAAAGAAGACAGGTAAACCGAACTCTGTAACCCGATCAATAGCTAGGGGTGCCGCTGCTCGGGGAGACGGAGTTAATGGTGTTCACGAAAACGGGAAAGATGCCTATAAGCGCTCTAGGCAAAGCACAAAAGGTAACTATCGTATAGCGTTCACCGAACTATTCGAGAAGGTTACAGAGCGTGATTTAAGCCTTAAACATACATATGCAAAAGATTTACTCTCTAACTACCTGAAAGTCCCTGTAGATATGATTACATTAAAGGTAAAGAGGAAGCCACAACAGACTCTAACCAGCGTAGACGAAGTATTCTATGTGAAAGTAGGATCGGATATCTACGGTAAAGTATCTATACGGGTTCAACGTGTATTAAGAGGTAACATGCTTATATTCGTCTTCCAAGAGAAGAAGGCTGCGCTTAAACCACCTACTAAGTCTTACAGCAGGAAGACTGGATTCAAGAAGAAAACATCCAGTCAAATAAGTCAGACGAAACGAAAGTCTTACCATTCACGACAAGGAGGAACAAATTAATGCAGATTCCAAACTTACCAACAAAACAAGGTTCACTAGAAATGTTACAAGGGCTGTTAAAGGATAAACGAAAGAGTGTATACGGTGTATTCTATACGAATGATTACTTCAGTCAACGTTACCTTTGCCGTAACCACGTATTAGCCGATGAGGTGAACATTGAAGACAAGACAGTTAAACTAAAGATTGCTACACGAGTAGAGCACGCAGGTCTATGGGAACTAGAGAATACGTTAGATGCTTTAGTTCATTTCGAAGCAGGAGACATTCCTGGATACGATTATACAGACGAGAACGCTACGATCCCTACAGTACCTGAACCGATATCTGTAGTAAAGAGTCTATTCAGTATCGACCTAGTATTGATTATGAAAGAACCGTCAATTACATACCAATCATTCGAAATTGCGGGAGCTAAATTCCTGTTAATGAATATCCATCTTGTACTAGAGGATAGCGAAGGAGACTTTGAACAACAAGTTACACTATTGTTCGGGGACTCAGGAAAGTTAAGCTTATTCTCTCACTTCTACGACAAGGAACTAGAGTATGAGGATATCCGTACGCTGCTACATCTAATCATGGATAAGAACATCACAGGTAAAGCTATCCTAGGTGTGCAGTCTATCAGTAAATCAGGAGCGATGTGTTCACTAAGTCCTGATAACGAGCAGATTAGTTCATGGGTGACAGCAGAAGACCAGTATACATTCGGTTCAGGTCTAAGCTTCATTAGTATCCCTTACATGACACTGAAGACATATAAGCTAAAGCTTGATTCAAGTATCACGATGGGGTACCATTTAGAACTAACAAACGATGAGCATAAATTAGAAATCTTCATGGAGAACTAGGGACTATCCCTAGTTTTTCTTTATATTTACGATCCTACAGAGCCATTTTAAGTAGAAAAAAGTACACTACTTAGTACAGTTAAATTTGGGGTTCTAAACTGATTTTTCGGTACCAATCGTAAACGACCTGATTTCGTACAAGATATTCCACATTCTTAAACGATAAAAAAGTATACAACGTAGTGGAACTTTTAAACTATTTACGAAAAAGTTTAAAATTCACTGTATGATTTACTATATTATACGTAGACGTTGATACAACAGTATTCGAGGGACAATTTCCCCTATTTAAGATGTGAATATATTCGAAAGGGTTGGGATTTAAAATGGCAGGAAACGATAAAAAGAAATTAGGATCAAGTAGTGTATTAGTGCAGTTGTATAAGAATAAAAAGTTATGTACGAAAGTAGATAACATGCTAGATGAGGGACTAACATACGACTATATCATAGAGTTCTGTAACGATAATGACTTCAGTATTTCGAAAGCTTCATTAACAAACTACAAAAAGAAACGTGAAGAAGCAATCGAAAAAGGAGTACCACTACTTCAGTTACTGGACAAGCGTGCAAAGGATAACGTCACATACATTTCAGATAAACAAGTAAATGAATTTTGGAAGTCACCTGAAGACGGATCGGAAGAGTCTATGTCAGTTGCTTCAGTTACAGACATGACTAAAGTAGGTACAATCTTTAACGATTTAGAACTACTAGATGAGATTATTAAAAAGGGTGCAAAAGGGTTACAGGCTTTTGACGTGGTGGATACACCGTTGGCGATGAAAGCTATCGAACTGAAAGCAAAGATTACGAATAACCAATTATCAGGTCTATCTATTGCAGGTCTACGTGAGATTAAATTACGTCAAACTGCAAAAGAAACGGCAATGATGCAAGTCATCATGAGTTACGTTTCCGAAGATAAGCATGACCAGTTATTTGAAGACTTAGACCTTGCGGAGAAAGAGTTCTACGAGAACTTAGACCTTACTGAGGAAGACAAACGTATCAGTAAAGCACTTGAATCTGCTGGTCTAGGAATATAAGGAGGGAATAGCCAATGAGTGGAGTAGTTGATGTTACACAGTATGAGAAGATTGACTACGTGGCGTACACATCGTTACGTGATAAGTTAGAAGCGCTTCTGAGGGGAGAGGTGCTTCTTGTTAAAAACTTCGAGCGCAGAATGAATCTTGATGTACTCATTCGAGTAGTGGATAAACGATTCACTGTAACGCAGATGACGTACGATATCGTAGAAGACCCAAGCAATGCGAGATACTGGGTTACATTTAATGTAGGGATCAATGACTTATCGTTATTCTCTGTCTTCAAATTCGAGGATAAAATCTTCAGTTATACGAATAAGTTCAGAATAGACGACCGAGTGGATTACATTAGTGCTACAGGTAAAAAGGACGCGGCCATTGTAGAAGAAGTATACATATCCAAGACCGATCCTGAAGTGTTTGCTTACAAACTATCCAGGGAAGATAACTTATATGAAGAGAAGGATTTAATCGCAATCCGTCCTATGTAATACAGAGTCTAAAAAACTCTGTATTTTTTTTTTGTTTATTTTGTTGACAGTAGGACAACCTATATGATATTCTTTGGTTACAGAAGTTATTACAGTTTTTTGAGGAGGAAAGAAAGTCATGAGTAAAGTTGAAAAGCTAAACACCGAGACAGACTTTAGAGAAGAGGATAGTCTCTTCCAACCAACACTACATACAGTAAGTCAGCAAGAAGAAAAAATCGCAAAGGACTACCAAAACGGTTTAGGGATTACTGACCTAACGAAGAAGTACGATGTATCAGTTGGTACAGTGTACAACGCACTACGTAGACAAAAGGTTACACTTCGAAAAGGGATGTACAATTCACGAGCAGGTAATCGTTTGCTCACAATGACAACTTTAGAGAAAGATAGTTTAGTAGAAGATTACTTATCAGGTATGGCAATGACTGCAATTTATAAAAAGCACCGTATCAATAAGCATGGCTGCTACACGATCCTAGATGAGCGCAGTGTCGCAAGACGAGGTGGTTCACGAATGGGAGCAGGTAAGAAGGTTGAGAAGGAACAAGATAGTGAGCAATTAGATTTACTCCTCGATGCGTTAGAGACTGGTAAGATTCGAGATATAGAAGCTCACATCGAGGGTGAGACACTTCATGTGAAAGTTACAGTCATTCCTACGGTAAAGTTAGAGAGCATCAATGTAGTAATTAAACAAGAGGAGGACAAATAATATGCCAAGTTCATATACGCAAGGAATTGTTGATGGGAGAGAACGTACAGGTAAAGCATATCTAATTCGTTATGCAAAAGGATTAGCAGCTTTCAATCACATGGGTGGTAAACCGATGGAAACTTACCCTGAGTTCCAAAAGCTTGATGTGCAACGTTACCATAATACCATCAAACATTTAGAGGATGAATTATTCGAGGTTACCCATTTAGGTGAGTGGGGGTTAAACTCTCGATGGAAAGAAGCTAATCTTGACGAGCAGTTAAAGTTCAACAAACAAGCTAAAGCAGATGTAGACCTGCGTAACCGATATGATAGAGTTATCGAAGAAGTTGAAGTGTGGGAGCCAAACACGGATCGTTTAAAGAAAATGAAGGAAGATGCGTTAGCGCACCTGAAGTATGTTCGTGAGTATGACTGTCGACCTGTGGATTGGAAAGAAACAGAGAGCAGCCTGTATAAGCCAATCCACTACGCTACACCTGAAGATTGGCAGAAAGATACAATCGAATCGTTAAAGAAGCAAATAGCGTTCAATAAAGAACAGTTAGCAGGGGAGATTAAACGTACACACGTTAACAATCTATTTATCTCCGATTTCATTTCTTCATTGGAGGGTATAGGACAATGAAAGTAGTCGATCCGATGAAAGTTGCGCTTGTTCTCGACTATCTACATAGAGGTGGAGAACTTCGCATAGGACAAACAACGTTCGTGTGGTTGCACAATGAAAAGGTAGGTGAGTCCGAAACACACGAGTACTTCATTGATGGATTGGCTCGTAAAATGACCAGTACGAACTTATCTACTGGTGAAGAGTCTCCCCATTATATGGGATGCAAGGATATGACCTTACCGTACTTCTTCGATATACTGGACAACATTGAAATTGCCGTATACACGGAAATGTTAGTTAATCTAAAACAGATGAGGGAGGGGAAACTATGAATCTAAAGAAAAAGGATAACACAGGTTCTTCATTCTACGTGGCAATAGCAGGTCTAGTACTATTCCTGCTTGCGGCCATTGTAGCTCTACTGTTTGCTTGCTTACCGATGGGTGTTATATGGTTTGTTCTCGTAGGAATACTGGAATATGATATCTCAGTTCGAGTGGTCTACTGGATTGTATACGGGTTTACGTTAATATTTGTCATTATAATGGCAATAGAAGACTAGGAGGGAAAAGGATGAAAGGTGTAGGAGTTATAATTGGTTCGTTGATTGGGCTGGCTATCGTTGGTTTAGTGGCGTTGTTCTACTCATTAGTACCTGCGGCCATGATTTGGATTATCGCAACACAGGCATTCAGTTTTGACACGACATTCAAAGGGATTTACTGGGCTACATTCTTCGTAATGTTCCTGTTACTTCTATTCAAGGGGATCGCAAAAGAAAAATAAGTGGTATAAAAGGGTATGTTAGAGGATATAATGACTGTAACATACCCTATAAAATAGAAACAAAAATTTTTTTAAATAGTTGTTGACTATAAGAAAACAACATGATAAGATAAAGACAGTTAAAACAAACCAATTAATTAGGAGGAAACAAAAATGACAAAAGTACAAGTGAAACATAATAAAACTGGTGAGGTAGCAGTAATCGTAGAAAATCAATCAGGTGTTGTAACAGTAGTAAAGAACGGGCAAGAGGTAACATTAGCTAATCAAACGGTACAAACAATTGAAGCACAGTTCAACGAAGCAGGTTGGGTAACAGTAACACCTGAAACGGAATTATTCGAAGCTTCACACAAACAAGTGATTCAAGTGGACGATGTAACATTAGTAACGGAAGTAAACAAAGCAGGTGGGACAAACGTTGTAGATGTAACAGAAGAAGAAAACGAAGATGACTTGATCCCTGCTAAAATTAAAAAGGACTTAGACGAGTTCCTTAAATTACATGCAGAAGCTGCTAAGTTAAAAACACAAATGGATAAACTGAAAAAGGGTGTACGTGAGTACATGGATAAAAACGACCTTACAGAGGTTAAAGGATCGAACGGTAAGAAAGTAGTCCTACAAGAAGGTATGAAGTCTAATTCATCTTCACTGTTCACTGATTACAACTTCACGGATGTAGCAGCGGCCCTTAACGACAACGACTTACTGAAAGAGGTTACGGAAGTACGTATCAATGGTGACAAGCTAAAAGGTCTTCTAGGTCTAGGTAAACTTCCTAAAGAGAAAGTGGAAGAAATCAAAGGACTTAAAATCGCAATCGAAGCTTCACCGAAATTCGTAGTAAAAAATAACTAATTACATAGGGGCTTCGTGCCCCTTACCTTTAAAGGGGGAAACGGAAATGGACGGAATGATTTCAGTTTGGGTTAATAAGGAAAACTATGATACGTACGAAAACGGTGAAGTAGCTATAGGTTGGGCTACACAAATGGGTGAATGGGTTATAAACTTAATGGTTCCAATTAAACAGGTAACAGGTATGCAGGACTGGGGTAGAGAAGGATTGGAAATAAATATCCAAAGGTAGGGGATTGTAATGGACGAGAAGAAAGCCGTAGTAGTTGGTAGCTGCGCTTCACTCGGTTGGTCAGACTTACATTTAGATGATGGGGTTCTAGTTGTGTGGGATTCAGCAGAAGCGTTACAACCTAAACCACAAAGCTTCTCAATGGAATCACTGATACAGTATACAACAGTAGAAATGGAAGAAATTAAGGAAAAAGCAGAGAAGAGAGCGCAGGATCAGTTTAAAAAGATGCTATCAAAACCAAGACGAAAACGATAAGGGAGATGTTAATTATGAATACAAACAAATTATTAGGATTCGGTAAAACTTACGGGCTAGGTAAAGGACTACGATTCTCAGGGATTGACGTTACAGATTCTTCAGATTATATCAGTGTAATGGTTAGCGACATGGACGAGAGAGCTTTAGTAAAGGACGTTATTGATAGCTACGTAGGTACAACTATCCGTTCTAAATGGATTCACCGAGTGGACGCTACTATACTGAATGAACTTTCTGAGATGGCTAATTCTCACGAACATATTGAGGAACGTGTTGACCACTATACAAACGAAGACGATCCGACTCGTTGCAACTGGACTGACATCGAGGGTATTGACTATGGTTGGAAGTGGACGAAGTATCCTGACAATCCTGAGAAGGTAGCAGAAATACTTCGTGACGACATTCACGAGTTTATTGAGTCTACTGTAACGGACATAAACAACGGTGTAAACATATTTGTAGTGGCGGTGGAATTTGGTGACAGAGTTACGTATCATTTCATTGGTCGCCCACGATTAACTGCTGATATTATTTATACATTTGCAGATAGCGAAATAGATTTATTCTAATAAGGAGGGGTTGAAGTGGCAGAGAAGTGGCTTACCTGTGGTGGGGATCAACAATGGATGTCTGAATCAGAATATATGTATATGAACGAGGACATTACCATTGATCCTGAGGAAAAGGACTATGAGGAACAGGAGTACAGAAAACGTGACAAGGCTAGTAAGTTAATTAGACGACTAGCCTTACGTGGTAGACGTATGAGAAATAGTGGTGTGGTTGTACTAGATGTACTGCGTCTCGATGAGTTAGGGTCACTAGCTAGAGCTGCTTTAGAGGTTGATACCTACAATAGGAAGTACCTCAAGACGGCTTTAGACATCATCAACGGTAGAGCTGGCTACCTGTCACTTCAAAATAAGCGTTTAGTATTAATGGGGTTTATAAGACCTTACGTAGATATCAGAGTATTAACATTTTCGGAATGAGGAGGAACTATAATGGAGCTATTAAAAGATGGGGCACCAACACCTTACGTAGATAAGAACGGTCTAAAAATTCTTATGGGGGACAAAGTTGAGCTAGAAGGTCATGAGTTTGATGTGACTCAGAACTGCTTCAGTGGTAAGATTGTAATTGATGGTGATACAGGACAGGAATCTTTAGAAACGTTAGCGTATATGTGTGAGGTTATCCTGGTTAACCGACTACCTATCGGAGCACCTGATGTCTGTTTAAGTAGTAAGTATAAGGACGCAGACGATGTACTAAAACATATTTGGGAACTACGTAATAAGTTTGCTACTAAGTACGGTATGCACGTAATGCCGAACACGGTGTATCTAGGTGAGAACTTAGTAACGGTACTAAATGACAATCACCCGTATACTAACAACGTAAAGGATGTATTCGGTATGACCATCATCGAAGTAATGCCAACAGACCATATGTCTTTAGGTACTACCATGACGAAGCACTAGAGCGCACAGACGCTCTTTTTTTTATACCTATATCGTCCGATCCGTAACCTATAGGGTATGCTGTAACTTATAAAAAAATTACAAAATAATATAGACAAGCGTTAGAAACCTGTGCTACACTGATTACAGATAAGTTATCTAGAATAACTCAGGGAGTGGTAGTAGCATGAATAAGAAAAGGGCAGGTAGCACTTACACCTTCGCCAATAAGGTACTAACTAAGGAAGAAACATACGAACTAATTGAAAGGTCACAAGCAGGAGAGGAGGAAGCGACAGAATCATTAGTCGAACACAATGCTCGTCTTGTCAATTACGTGGTAAGACGTAAAAGCAATCCGTATCACGAATACGATGACATGTTTCAATTAGGGATGATTGGACTAATCACTGCTATAGCGAAGTTCGATATCTCAAAAGGATTACAGTTTTCCACTTATGCGGTCCGATGGATTGACGCAGAGATAGGGAACTACTTGAAGAACAGAACTTCTATTCTAAAGGTTCCGAGGGAGATTGGTGCAGTAGTCAACAAAATCCTTGCAACGAAGTTGAAGAACGAGGAACCAGCTATTATAATGGAGAAGTTACAATTCGATGAAAAACAATTAAACAACGTTACAATTGCTTTAGAGGTTATACACAATGAAGTCATTAGTTTGGACAAGCCGACAGGTGAAGATAAAGATGATCCCTTGGCCGCACGCATTGGTCAAGATATAAACAAAGACTGGTTCTCGGATATCTCATTTTACGATATTATTAGAGTCCTAGATAGTAAAGAACAATCCGTACTTACGTTAGCATACGTGTACGACCAATCGGAATCAAACATTGCAACTATGCTAGGTACATATTCAGTCCAAGTATCTCGATTAAAGAGACGGGCACTTAAAAAACTACGAGAGCGTTATACATACGAGGAGTTGATAAACTAAAATAAGGGGTGGGAGAAATGTTATTATGGAAGAGAAGAGGTATTGAGTTAACTCGTGAGGAAACAATCGAATTGGTGAAGGAAGCTAAAACAGGATCGGAAGAAGCGAAGGAAAAGATTATACTTGGTTACAAAGGTATGGTGTACGACCTTGCTAGACGGTTCAGTAAAAATAGACAACATGAGTTCGAGGATATGTTCCAGGAAGGATTAGCTATTTTACTAGAAGTGATTGACAAGTACGATACAGAATCAGGTAATGCTTTTAGTACGTACGCATACCCACATGTTCTCGGTAAAATGAACAATGTTAGAAAGAGAAGTAATCCTTTGAAGATATCTGAGAACATTACGACTATCCGAACACAGGTTGTAAAACATAACATCGCAGACAAAACCCCTAAAGAGGTTTACGAGTTCCTTGGGAAAGATTACGAACTGAAATGGGTACAAGCTACACTTGAATACATGCGTAGTGGTAAAGTATTGAGTCTTGAGAAACCTTTTATTATGGATGGTAACGAGTCAGATTCTTCATTAAAGGAGATAATTGGAGGTGATTTGAATGGTAACTGGTCATTCATGATAGACATTAAAGGTTGTGTTTCACACTTAACATCTCATGAGCAGTATGTATTCCATGAGTACTTTATAAAGGACAGAATGCAATCCGATATCGCAGACGAGTTAGGGGTAAAACCGCAAACAGTATCAAAACATGCGAAGAAAGCACTTAGAAAAGTTAAATTAGAATTAGGAGGAGTTTAATATGAGTACACATTATATTGAGAAAAGTAAAAAGGACGAAGCAATAAGACTATTAAAAGAGACGAGTAAGTCTTTACGTGAGATATCACAACTCACAGGGGTCTCAGTTAGTTCTGCCTTTATACTATCTAAAGAGCACCGACCTAAATCAGTGGCACAAGGTAATATCCGTAAAGGTCAGTTGTACAGTCTTCTGTCTCAAGGAAAGATATCACAAGCTACATTCGATAAAGAGGTCGCTCTTTTAGAGAAGAAGAAAGATAAAGTAGTCTTACCTACTTTCGAGGACTTCAAAGAGGATGGTGAGAAGACTAAGACGGTTGTAGCAGTCGATACGGAAACAGCCACAAGTGACGATCCGTTCAAGTTTAATTTCAATATTAGCTTATCGGAAAAGAACTTAACGAAGGAGGAAGTGTTGTCCAAGCTCCACAACGCACTGAACATCATAGACCGACTTCCAGTGGTAACAGTATCATTCGATTTAACTATTAGAGAGGGAGATAAATAAGATGGAAAACAGAACACCGAATTACCTTGTATGGGACGTAGAAGAGGTAGCAAGCGTATGTAGTCCTGAAGAAATGCAGATGCTTAACAGTATCATCGACAGAGTTCTTCAAGTAAGAGAGCAACAAGGTCAGTCAAATAAATTACAGTACTTAGTAATTCCAAACACAAAGCCGTACTACCGTCCAATCGCAGAGATGTTAGGGCTTATACAAGCTTCTAACCTACCAAAATAGGACACTATTAACCAACTTCCGATATTTTTTCGGAAGTTTTTTTTTACGTACAGGCAACTTTCTACGCATTTGCCCATATCATTTAACTAAGTAATACAAAATAACACTTCCTCACACAGAGGAAAACAGGAGGTAATACTTTTGATTACAAATAAAACAATCCGTTTGAACCCTGAGCCTGATAGTCTTTCGGTAGCTGCTTTAGATGATGGATTCGGTGATATCAAATATGACTGTAACGGTTCACCACTTTTAATCCCATCATTTGTTATTCCTTACAAACCAAAACCAAAGGATGACTTCTCCACAGGAAGCAAGTTAGAGTATATCGCATGTGAGGTAGATGGTAAACGATATGTAGTCGGTGATTACGCAATTAAAATGGGAACGAATGTAGACTGGATCGGTGGGGAAAATAAACACATCGACAAACGGTTCCCAATCATGTTTAAGACCGCACTCGCTAGAATGGCACGAGGAGTGCAGGAGAGAGTATATACACTCATGATGAACCTTCCTATTAAAAACGATACAGCAGAGCGCAGGAAGGCTCTAATCGAGCTTGTACGAAACACACATGAGATATCTATATCCTACGATGGTGTAGAGTTCATGCCAAAGATAATCACAGTAGAAGACGTAGTTATCAAGAAGCAACCTTTCGGATCGCTATGCGATGTCATGCTAAACAATGACGGAGAGATAGTTGACCACGATGTAGCAAGAGGTTTCGTAGTCCTAGTGGATGTAGGAGCAAGAACATTAAATATTCTGACAATGGATGGACTAGAGGAACAACCTGAACTGACTACACATACGAATCACGGAATGTTTCAAGCATACACGGCAGTTAGTCAGTATCTAGAAGCAATGCACAGTATCACAGTTCCTGACGGAAAACTTCCTATGATAATGAAAACAAAGGAAATACGAAACATGGATATAACAGACCTGATTAATCAGGCATACGAGAACCACGCCAACACGATTTTAAACGTACTTGATAAAGTTCTAATCGACAGTTATGGCTTTGTAACAACCGTGATTTTTACGGGTGGGGGTGCAGAACTACTAAAGCCGTATCTAGAGCAGAAATATGCAGGTACTAACATTCGAACATTGTTCCTAGATAGATACGCAAACGCAAGAGGTCTTCGCAAATACGGTATACGCTCTATGAAGAAACAGAAGAAGAAAGGGATCAACATTCATGTAGGGGGTAATTCTTATAACGGATAGGAGGAAAGGAGATGAGAAGGTCATTATATTTAAGAGAGGATATGGACGATGACATTTTACAGGTCGTAACACCATTACTAAAGAAGAATAGCTTCGCACATGTAATGCGAGAACTAGCTCGGGACGGTATGAAGTATAGAGAGATGATAAAGAAGGGTGGGAATGTCACACAAAGTAATACTTCTACAAAGCCTTATAAACCAAAGGCTTCAGGGGCTAAGTATGAGAATATCCCACAAAGTAATACAAAACCGTTAATGAACGTAAAAATTACGAAAAAGGAGATGTCGAAAGAGGATATTGAGAGCAAATTGGATAACTTTTAAATCCGTCTTACCCATCTTACCTAATTACCCTATTACCCACGGGTAAGACGTAATTACCCACTAATTACCCACATTTATGAGTATGTTATTTCCGAGGGTAATTAGGGTAAAATCAGTCGTAGCAAGGGTTTTACACAGGTCATACGAAATTCATCTTTCCCACTCAATCAACGACACGAAAATCATGCAGTACAGTTAGGATTTCATACAACTGCTTCATATTAATATCAATTTTCTTTCTATCTCTAATTTCTTGGAGAACTAAATGGTCAATAAATTTCATTTGCTTTTCGTAACGATACTCACTATCAGTACTGAACCACATTCTTCGCTTCCTCCTTTATAGTTGAATCATTAAGTTACCTGTAGTATTGCCAAACAAAAAATAAATATACATGGAGGTTTTAAAAATGGGTATTTTAGCAACTGGTGTTTCAATCGTGGTTATGTGCTCGGCAGGTATTGCAGTCTCTACAGTATTCAAATGGTTACACAACTACGAGTTCAATATCGGTAAACCGAATAACGGATCGCGGTCGGGTGGAAATGACCGTATTAGCAGTTTGAATGACCGAGTTAAACCAGGCAACCGTTAATAATAGAAGGTAACTATAAAGGAGGAAGTAAAATGATAAACGTAAATTTAGGAGCTAAGAATTTGGATAGTCAATTGGAATATGTACCATTTAAAAAGACTACAACTATCACTGAGGAGCCAAGTTTTTTAGTAGAGAATGTAGTGAGGGAGGTGACGGAAGCAACAGGAGGTCGGAAAGTGAAGAAGGTACGCAAATTGAAGAAACTCGTAAAGGTTTCACTATCCGTATTGGCAGCCAGTATCAACATAGCTCCAAGAGCACTAGCATCGGGAGTAACTGGGGGAACTCCACTACTATCTCCACTGACACCTGCGGTCGTAATGGAATGGGGACTACAAATAGCGTTCATATCGGTAGCGGCAGGGGTTGCAGTAGCAATGGTTACACTTACAACAGCAGGGGTATACAGAATGCTCAGAAAGAAACAGGAAGCAGATGCGTGGAGCCAAGACATTCTAAAGGGACTAACGCAAGTACTCATAAGCGTACCAAGCATTTACCTTCTTTACTACTTGGCGAAGTTACTCTTCCAAAACTTAAACTTCTTAAAACTAGCCTTATAAAATATGCAAAGGTTGCAATCATTCCTCTAGCTACAGTTTCTACATTCTTCTTGACTTCATTAACTGACAGAACCTATGCGGCCGTAACTGATTTAGGTACCGATCCGAACTCATTCTTCTCAGGAGATAAGGGTAACATGTTCCAAGGTGTAAAGAGCTTCTTTACAGGTAAAGTACAGGAGACGTTGATACCTGATCCGATACAGGAAATCATTAATTGGTTTGGTGAGTTTATAAAACTAATTAAAGAGTTGCCTGTAAATGTAGGTCATATGTCGGCAGACCTTATGGCTTGGGTATACGAACTATGTGGAGATTTAATCCTGAAGACACCTTTATGGTTATTCAGTAACGAATGGTTCACGAATATGACTCTGCTATTTAGCTCAGTGGCATTAGGTGCAGTTGCGGTCCTAACAGTCATCGAAGCAATCAAACGAATGTTCTCAGGTGTAAAAGACGGAAGACGACCAATGGTAAAAGCTCCGATGGAATTTAAAACAATCATTAAACGTTGGGCAGTCGTGGCAGGATTAACAACAATCGTTCCATTCTTATTCCAAAAGACTTTCCAACTCCTGAATTATATATCCGATATACTCATAGGTATGAACGGTAAGACAATGGCTACAACTGCTTTATCGGAAACATTCGGTACATTGGATATTATAGCGCTCCTAGCATTCGATGCAGTCCTGATTGGTACAGTAATCCCTGTATTGTGGCAGAACGGGCGCAGATTTTTCGACTTGCTGGTCCTGGGGATTACGGCTCCATTGGCTTTAGGGGCTTGGGTATTCGATTCTAAACGTCACCTATTCGACCAATGGTGGAAGAACGTAAAACATCTATCGCTTGTTCAAGTATATCACTCATTATTCCTACTCGTGCTAGGGTGGTTCATATTCGGTATCCCTACACCAGTAGACTTCACAGGTACAGTCATCAAGTTATTAGTTGTAATCGGTGGGTTTGCTCGTATGCAGAATCCTCCGAGATTGATAGCGCAACATCTAGACAGCGGAGGAGGGTTAGATGAGATTACGAAGAAACCACTTAGAGGAACAAGACAGAAGATTCTAAGTAACTTTGCTTTCTCTAAGAGTGCAGTAATGAGTCCAATTAATTTGTTGAAAAAGATTAAAAAGAAATAGGGGGAACTACCATGAGTATGACGACTGCAATTATCATTTTGAATACGACTATGTTATTGACAAACGCTACAGTGAATGCGATTCAATCTATCCTGCTCTACAAGGAGTTGAAGAGACGTGTGGACTAAAACGAAGGGAGCTAAGAACATATCCAACTACTTCTCCATTGTAGATGATATCGGTAAAGCATTTGAGCAGATTATGAATGCAGACACAGAAGGACTATTCGGGCTAGAGCTTCAATTGTATCCAGGAGGGAGAAGTCTTGTTCTTGTCTCTCCTCCTAGTCTTCGGATCGGTAACGGAATTAGTCCTCGTCAGACGCTCGTAGAAGGCGACACAGAAGACTTGTCTTACTATGAGGGATATTTACTCGAACCTAACTTCCTCCCACTGTACGGGGCTTATAAAGGTGCCTTACTGAACGAACTATCTTCTATAGAATTGAAGGGAGGTGAAATCATTGAATTGCAGTGGCTGCTCCGTAGACGGTACGACAATTGGAGACCGAATGCAGTAGCAAGATATAGCAGTTATTTAGAAGGTAATGACTACCCGATGCAGTCTAAACTAGGTAGAGGTCTTCAAACAAAAATTCTGAAAACTCTGAACAAGATAGCTTCATTCGAAACCAAGAGACCGTATATCCAAGAAGTAGAAAATAAAATTGTAGACGAAGCATATCAATTCCAGTTAAGAGTAGTCGTCCGTTCTAAGGAGCCTAAGAGCCTTGTACAGTGCTTGGATAACGTCCTAAGCAAATACGACTCGTACAATGCTATCCGACTCTATAAACGGAAGGAGCGTGGGATAAAGCAGGAATACACGGATCGTATCATGACAGGAGATACGGACACACAGATATTAAGTAGAACAGAGCTTGTATCCTTATTCGGTGGGACCGCAATAGAAGTTACACCAGTACAACCAGCCGTAACTGAAAAGCAACTAACGGATTACAGAGTGACCGAGGTTAAGACCGATGGAATAATAGCTCTATTGCCAAAGTATGATAGGGAGAAGGTTGAAGCAGACGAAGGATTAATCACGAAACTGGCTGAAGCAATGAAACGAGTTGGGTTAATTAGTCAAGCACGTCTAACAAATAGTACCATCACTTCAGGTATCAGGCTCACGGTTATCCAATGTGATATACCGAAACAAAAGACATTGAGCCACATTGTAGGTAAAGCAGTCGATATACAGGCCGCACTTGGAGTTGTATCTTTAAGCGTTGAACAAGGGAGCACGGCAGATACAGTACGATTTACGATCCCAAACGAAGTTCCTTCTATAATAGGATTACGAGAACTACTGGAAGATGCACGGTTCCACGAGTATGCTCAGGACGCAGTACTACCATTCATCGTAGGAGTAAACGAAATAGACGAACCGATATACCTGTCACTCGGGAAGCTTGTACACCTGATGGTGGCAGGGACTACAGGCTCAGGTAAATCGGTATTCGTAAATACACTCATTATATCCTTATTGGCTACGTATCCACCTGAGTTGCTTCGCTTCTATATGATTGATCCGAAACTAGTAGAGCTTAGTCATTATAAAGACCTACCACACGTAGAGCACGTAGTCACAGACATGGAGAAGGCTTCGGCTATGCTCAGTAAACTGGTGAAGGAGATGGAACGAAGATACTCACAGTTCAGCGAGAACGGTGTAAAAGGTATCAAAGTGTATAACGAGAAGATGGATGTAAAAATGCCGTATATCGTCTGTGTAGTGGATGAGTATGCAGATTTACGGGATACAAACCCTGAAGTAGAGGAATATCTTGTTAGGCTAGGTCAGAAAGCACGGGCCGCAGGAATACACTTAGTTATTGCCACACAGAGACCGAGTTCAACTGTTATTAGTGGGCGTGTAAAAGCAGTCATACCGAGCGCAATAAGCTTCAACCTTAATTCTAATACAGACTATAAAACTGTATTTGGGAAAGGGATCGGAAGTACGAAATTATTAGGACGTGGGGACGGGATCATGAGGATAGAAGGTTGGGAGAAAGAGTTCCAACGCTTTCAGAGTTCGATTGTAAGCCCCATAGAGTCCCGTGAGGAGCAAGTGTATAAGGACATAATAAATTACTACTCAGATGTAAAAACAATCCCATTAGACGTTCAGAAGCCTGTTATAGAAGAAGTCATATCATTTGACGGAAATATAGAACTTGAAGAAGATATAGAACTGGACTACGACATCATTACAGAAGAGGACTTATTAGAGAAGTTAAAAGGTGTTATAGCACGTACTAGAGAAACGAGAGTTGCAGAGTTACGTAAGCTAATGAAGATTAAAATGAATGTTCTATCAGACCTTATGAATAAGCTGGTGGAGGAAGGTTGGTTAGTGAAGCATCCTTCTAGGGCTAAAGGTTATGAAATATCCATAGATGAGTTGACGTTGGCTCGATACAAAAAATAAATGTTGGCTAAAAGGAAACAATTTAGTTCTAACCCCATACAATGAGCCATAGACTATAACATGTAACACAAAGTAACACAAAAACAAAAATCGGGAGGAATTTAAAAATGAAAAACACAACTAAAAAAATCGCAATTGGTGGAGCAGTAGTAGCATCATTATTAGTGGGAGCACTTGGTGGAGCAGCAGGAGCAAGTTCATACTTAAATGACAATACAGTGGATTTAGTATCATTTAAACAGTGGAGTAATGAGCTTACGGATAAAGTAGTTAAGAAGAACGGTACTATTAAAGACTTACAGGCTTCTGTAGCTAACCTTGAGAAAGCAAACAAGGAGTTACAGGATTCAAATATACAGAAGGACGCTCAGATTGAGAAGTTGAATGCAGAAGTTACTGCTTTTACAGAACAGGTTAAAGTTCTCCAACAAGATATCGCTAATAAAAATATGACGATTGATAAGTTAACTGCTTGCATTGCAGAGCTAGAGGGTAAAGTAAAAGGACTACAGGATAAAGTAAATGGTCTTGAGAAGAGTAATGCAGAGAAGCAAGCAATTATTGATAACTTGACTGCAACATTAAAAGCTACAGAGCAACAACTTAAAAATACACAGGTTATCCTAGCACAAACGAAAAAAGAACTTGATGCTGCTAATCAATCAGGTAAAGAAAAAGATGCAAAGATTGCTAACTTAGAAGCTAAATTGAAAGAATACAGTGATGAAATTAATACATTGAAACCACTTCAGAAACAACAGGATCAGAAAATTAAAGACTCGGAGAAATAACATGTCAGGGGAGTCCATTACGGGTTCCCTTTTTACTTGTCATATTTTAAACCCTTGATACATAAGGGATACTTGAACATTCATTTACCTTTCTGTCCTATTTAAATTATAAGTGGTCTGTATTTATATTATTATATTTATTATTAATA